TATGACTGGTTAGTAATTGAGAGTGGATACATCGCCCCAGTAGCAATGGACAAGCGATGCACTCCGGCGTTCACAGCGCTGTTTGTCCGAACACCCTTAGGGGAATAAGGAAGCGAGACCGTTAGTGATGGCGGGGGTAGTATGAGCAGTACAGTGATGAGCATTATCCGAAAATAGATGGGAATTTTCAACAAACAAACACAGTCGATCATTATGGAAGCAATTAAACAATCTATGATTGAAGAACACTTGTTAGGAGCATTTCGTGCCACCGCAGGTGTTGTTGGAAAGGCCTTAGTCGCATTAGTGCGCAAAAATCAACCCGTTACCATCGAAGTCTTAGAAAAGACTATCGTTGACGCCCTCGTAGTCGCAGGGGAAATGGAAGCTCCAGCAGTTCAAAAGAACTTGAATTTGGAGTTTATTTACTCACAGCCAACCGAAAGTGTTTTAAGCCTGGCAAATTTCGTGGGTGGAATAAAGAACAAAGTTTCGCTTGGGACCAAGAACGCAGCAGAAATGTTGACGTTAAAGAACTTGTTGAAAGATTTCATGCAAATGCATGGATCCGTGACTATGTTAACAGTTCGCGGGGTGGAAGACACAATCAAGAAGAAATTATCCAGCACCTTGTCGGATTTAGTAAGTGTGTTGGTATCTGGGTTCGCTGGGAAAGTAACACAGGACACCGTCATGGAATGGATGGTATCCTCTGACGTTGAAGTCACAACCGGGGTTTTAAACATCTTAATGAAGTCGATGCCGGATGACGTCAGAAACATGCTCGTCGAAGATCGTAAATCTGGGAACTGAAGCAATAATTAAACACTTGCGATCCGTTTTGCCAAGACTGGACTCCAATGTAATACCGGAGCTATGCATCTTACCATGGATTTCACTCCCGAAGCAAGCTTGGTCGGCCTCCCCTGGTCCGTTCGAGCAGTGGCGGGATTTGTTGGTAATGATAAAGAGAGTTCATGCTTCCGATTTTGGTAGGTCCATCGAGAGAGATTATTTTGAGCGGAAAATGTTGGTACGGAACTGTTTCGTGTCCAGCAAGTTCTGGCTTAAAATTTTTGGCGATGCGGAAAACAAAATCCCTGGTATACAATTTTGTAATGTACGTCCTGAAATTGATCCACCTGAACTGTCTGTAATTAAACGTTTCTACGAGGTAGTTTTGCAACCGAGACCAATAACTTGGAGCAAGAGTAGCATATTTAGTGTGATGCCCCCGGCGGGTTCGACCGGAATGGGTGTGTGCTATGATGATGACCTTGATATCGTAGTTACGGGTGACAAAAGGAGTCATTGGGTTACAGCAATGAGATTGGCGGCTAAGGCCGTCGATTACGCCATTGATAGTCGGCTGACTTGGGATGTCGCCGATGACGAAACGGTCAGAAATAAGGTGATACAGGACCTCCATCTAGTATTCGCGCCAACAGTTCGGTTGGACCGCGGAACCGACAAACTTCGTTTGTTGTTTATTGGTAACGCCTTTATGTACATCATAGAGACGTCGGTGGCAAAAGCCATCAAGGAGGATATGAAACGTACAGCCAATTTCGGTTATCATGGCGCCAGGGTTACAGAGTGGATGGAGCGTTGGGGCGACTCCACTGTCGCGTCGGGAGATTACTCGGCGTTTGACTTACATATATCCGCCGCGTACATGCGTATTGCCTGGAAGGCATGGCAAGAAATTTACGGATTGCCAGAATCCGTTATGGTCATGTTATATATTTATTCCACGTATGCGCCAATTGCTTTGGAGAAGTCGGGCCAGCCTTATCTACAAGATAAAGTGGGGAATAACCCCAGTGGGGCTGGTGCTTTTGTAATAATTAATAACCTTCTCTGCAAGTTGTTCATTGCTATGGGATTATCTAAATTTTTACACGTCCCACTGGATTCACCAACGATCCTGGAGTATCTGGGCATCTCGTTTGGGGATGATCACGTTTTCAAGTGGCCAAAGTGTGATCCGGCCACTTGGTCTGCGTTTCAGTCGTCGGCCTGCGGTATGGTGGCTGGTGTCAAATTACGGCGAAGAGAAGCTGTGTTCCTTAGGAATATCGTCAGTCGGACAAAAATCCGCCCGATTGTATTCTCGAGAATACGCAACGCTTGTTCGCCGGAGGACCCCAATTATCTCAGTAGGCCTGATGAATTAAACGCGATCGCGTTAAGAGCCCAACTAACTCCGTTTACGGTCTTGGCCCGTGAAGAATCTTCATGGGCAGAATTAACTAACATTGTTGTGCCCCGCATAGCCGGGTCCCTCAAGGACGATAGGCTTATGTTAAACTACGAAGACGACGTTTTGCAGCAACGTCTCAACTACGTAGCAAGGGATTTCGATGCACTCTTTTTTGCGAAACGTCTGTGGAACGTTTCTGAGACACGCGACCTTTTTAGCGATCTCAATTAGAACAAAGGGCAACCAAAATACCTAGTTCAAGGTACTGTACTTCCGGTCTGGGGCCG